TCTATAATTACTTATTTTATTAATTTGTTAAGCTTTCTACTTTTTTTTGTTAGTTTTTGTTGCTTTGTAAGTTTAGGATTATTTTTTTTTCTAGTTGCAGCGGCTTTTTTATAACCAGCTTCTCTTCTTTGATCTTGAGCTCTTTCTTTTATAATAAGACCATCAGCATTTTTCAAGTCAAGATCCCAAGTACTAAAACCAAAGATTAAAGCTGTTTTTTGCCAGTTTTTAGTAGTATTATCTAAAGCATAACTAGCGTTGCTTACTTTCTTTATTACTCTATCTAAAGGTATATTTACAACAGAAAGACCATAACCAACCATCATATAAGCAGGATTATCAATAATGTTTTTTGCTCCTTTAAAACCAAAACTTTGTTTTTTACCAAAACTTTTTGGATCTAAAGTACCAGGATAAAAACCTCTTTCTTTTATAAGATCTTTTTGAAACTCATATGTTTTTTGTATTTTATATCCCTTTGAAAACTTAGAACCTACAGCTGGTGCAACATTTAGCATTGATAAAAGAACATATACATAATCTTTACCCCAACTCTTACTTTCTTGTTTATGTATTTCAAAAGCAGTATTTTTTAACATTGCAACTATAGCTCCATAATACCCAGCACCTTTTAATATAGTGTCCGCCATACCATTAGCAGTTCTTAAAATTTTTTGCTGATCTTTTTCATCATCATCACTACTACCAAGTGCTACAGCAAATAAAGCGCTAGATAATGCGTTAAATATAAAGTTTTGAACAAATGTATAATAAAGTATTTTTGATACATTTTCTTTAGTATTACCTCTATTATTTGCTATATCTAATGCAGCTTTCTTTATAAGTCTATTATACTGCATAGATGTATTTTGAAAAGATAATACCCATCTACTAAACTTATTAGCCTGTTGCTCAGATACCATAGCTGGATCTGATGACTGCTGACTTTGATCAGTAATTTCTGAAAAGTCTTCAAAAGCTTTTGCTTCAGCTTCTTTTAAACTAAGTCCTTGCTCTTGATAAGTTTTAGTTCTGTTTCTATAAAAACTAGCACCACCAGTTGCTATAGCTAGACTATCAACAGCTTGAGTAGGTGTAAAACCAATTTTAAGTAAATATCTTAATGCTGCTTTAAATTTATTCTTTTGGCCTTCTATCGATCTAACTAACTCAGCCTGATTAACATCAATTTTAAAACCTTTTCTTCTTTGTTTTAATTTGTCAGAATTAAATAATGTAGCAACATCTGCATAATATTGAGGTACATTTGCAAATGCCTTGCCAGCTGCATATATATTGTTATCACTCCAATTAATATAATTAGCAGCAGATAAAGTTTGAAGTGCTGCTGATCTCATGTTAAAGAACATTATAGCTCCAACAGAACCATTTAGAAAATCAGCAAAATCGTTAGCTCTAGCGTCTTCAGATCCAAAGTTTCTATTAGTACCTTTTTCCATCCTAAAAAGTATGTCTTCCAAGGCATGTTTAAATCTAGTACCATATATAGCTTCTATCTTATTTAAGTTTTGCTTATTAAATATTTCTTTATAGTTATCTGTAAATTCTTGTAAAAATTCTTTTCTACTTATTTTATCTGATATGTTATTTAAATCACTAGCTATATTATCAATAACCCAGTCTCTAGTAGGTTCAATCCAGCCTTTTTCTTGACCAGATATAAGTCCAACACCTCTTGCAAATTGTTGCAAATCACGATCTTTAGCTACAGCAAAAAAAGCATCATTTATTAATTTTCTACCTTCTGATGTTTCTGGTTCTAAACCAGTTTCCTCTAAATCAAAACCACCACTTTTCCAAAGAAATATTCTTATAGCTTGGTCATGAGTAAATTCAGTGCCAGGCATTTTTTTACTTAACTTTTTATATACTTCAGGATATTTTTTTCTAAGCTTTTTATAATCTGTTTCTATTTTCTGCTTAGCAGATTCTAACTGAGCTATACCTCTTTTGTATGGTTTATTTAATGTTTCTTCAAAAAATTGTTTATGCAAATCACCTTGAGTACCTTTACCCATAAAAGAATACATAAGACCCATAAAATCTTCTGCTGATGGAGGTACAAAAAACTTATATTTACCTATACTTGCACCTTGCTGTCTAGCTATAACTTCTGGTATAACCTTATCAGCTTTCGCTAGTAAACTTTTATTACCTTTTGTTTCTTCTATTATACTATTAAATCTAGTATCTAAAGATTCTAAATTTTGAACAGGTCTTCCTTTGTCGTTTTCTATTAAATTATTTGGCATTTTTTCCATTAAACCTGCTATATCGTTTAATGTGTAGTCTGATTTTTTTAATCTTTGACCTTTACCCAGCACAAACTGGGATCTTATTCTTAGATTAAAAAAGCCATTTGTATCAGTATCACCTTTTGTTATATTAGTTCTAACACCAATTTTAACATATTGATCATTTTTTTTCTTTAATTCAGGTAAGTTAAAAATGTTGTCTGCTTTGTTTTTGCCAATAAAGTATAAACCTTTATCCTTTATTTCTATAAAATAATTATCCTTATCATTATACTTATCAGACATTTCATTTATGTCTGTATAAAAAGTAAAATCTGTTTCTTTTACTAAACCTTTATCTTTAGCTAATTCATATGTTTCTTCATTTAGTTTATTTGAATTAGGTTCACCTTTTTTACCTATAGAACCTATAGTATTAAATCCTTCATGCCTTTCACTAATAAATTCTATTAATTTAATATATGCATCATTTATGTCTTTTTTACTTTCTTTAATACTATTTTCTATGCTTTTGTTTTCCCCGCCACTTAAAGATGAATATTCTAATTGTTTGTTTAATAATTTAACTGTAGTAGAACCAAGACTACCAAGTCTAGCGCCTGTTGTTAGTTTAGCTTCAAAGAAAATTATAAATTCTTTTTCTTTAGTTTTGCCATCTTTATCAGGAACAGGTAATGTTACTTTAACTTGTAAATCTGGTGAAGTAGAGTCATAACCAGTTGTTCCTTCTTCTAATATTACAAACTTAGAATTTTTTTGTTCAAAAACTGCCGTGGATAAAATGTCTTCCCATGCTAATGCTTTATAACTAGTATTTCTTTTTACATAATTCTTTTTAACTAATTTTTTAATTTTTGTTTTTTGTAGTTTGCTAATTATTATATCTAAATCATCTTCATTTAAAAGTCTTAATTTTTCCAGTGTATTTGGTCTTTTATTTTTAGATTTAATATTTTCATTAACATAATTTAAGTATAGTTTTTTTGCTGCTTTAAATCTATCCTCAAAATTACCAGCATTTACATTAGTAGTATATTTATTAATTTTTTCATTAGGTATCATATAAGAACTTATAGTATTTACTACAGAACCCACATATGATATATAATCACGAGGAGCAAAAGTTTTGTCAAAATAATTTTTAGTATTATCTAATAGTATTGATAACATATTCTCACTTTTACCAGCTGCAATATCTGCTGTTAATTGCTCTTTAGCACTTAAGGTCTGTAAATATTGTCTTACTGTAGTATTAGTTACAAGCTTACCAAACATTATAGCTAAACCCTTAGCTGTCTGGGCTTGTGTTGATTGCACAAATACTTTGTCAGGTATAGTTCCATCAGGTAATATACCAAGCTCTTGTCTAAACTGTTCTTTAGTAATTTCTGCTAATTCATATATAGGTAAACCTGATGCTGTATCTATTCTATTACCTTTTTTATAAAAAGCAGTTAATACATTAGTAGGTAAACCTGTAGAAGTTCCGTATAAGTCTTGAGTTACTGCTTTATCAACAACAGCACCTTTAGGAAATATTTTTACAAAGTCATCAAACATATCATCAAGTGTTCTCATTGTATTTTTGAGTTCACCTTGAGTAAAATTGTTTTTAGGAATTAATTTTTTAGCTGGTATTTGAAATATTTCAGCAGTTGTCTCTGGAGATAAATCAGGTAATGACTTAAATGATAAAGGATCATCTGATATATCTTCAAAATTATCTAAAATAATATTTGTAGCTTTATTTTTTAATTCATCATCTGCTATAATATTTCTGGGATCTAATAATTTTTCAACTCTTTTTTGTTCGTTAATAAGATCTTCATTAGACTGAGATATTTCTTGTTGAGTAGTAATCAAAGCATCTGTTTGACCAGATAAAAAATCGCTACTCTCTTGTTGAGACATACTTATTGCATAACTATCATCAGGTGCATTTAAATAATGATTTGCAATACCATTTATTCTTAAAGGTAAATATTTATATATCCATGAAGCAAAAGACATACCCGCTTCATTATTTGGATTATATGTTCTTATTAAATCAGGTATACCAGTATTAGCATTTCTTCCTTTAGTGTTTGTATTTTTACCTTTTTCATTACCACCATATGCAGCCTCAAATATTATTTGATCTCTAAATTCTCTAAATAATGGTACACCAGCTCTTCCTTTAATTTTCTCATTACCATAATCGACTAATTTACCTATCAAACCATCACCAGGCATTATATTTACATTACCTTCTTTATCTATTGTTTTAGTAGTTATTAATTCATTAGCTACATCAAAAATTATATCATCAATGTTTTCTGCTTCAGCATAAATTCTATTAAGATTACTTGTTGTTTGTTTTGATAATTCACTTATTATCTTGTCAGTTGATTCAAGATTCTCATTTATTTTTTTATTTGTAATTTCTTTTTTTACTTTTTCTGCTTTATCAAAAGCACTTTTAGCAGATACTTGATTATAAAAATTATTATCAGAACTAACTCTGTTATTAAAATCTATTATAAAATCAAATAAAGCTTCACTGTCAGTTGGTTTGAAGAAATTACCAAACTTAGTATCTCTAAATTTTTTAGGTATTAAATTATTAACTAAATCAGTTATACTTTTACGTATTGATTTTGGTACATTTCTTTTAGAACCTAATATAACGTCTGATAATACACTCATAACTTCTTTATCTAAAGAATACAAGGGTCGTTTTTCTTCAGTATAATTTTTATCTCTAGCTTCTGTTACCATTTCAAGCTGTCTAGTTACTTGAGCATATAAATCTGGTTGTTCTTTTTTTAAATATGACAATAAATTTCTACCTTCTGTTTCATCAAAAGATTCTTTTAATGTAGTTGTTTCACTTAAACTTTCACTTAATTGTTCTTGCTTTTTATCAAAGTAAGCATGAAGTATTTCATGTAAGACAATGCCGACTTCACCACCTGCAATAGATTTATCTCTATTTATAAAAACATTACCTTTTTCACCTCCAAAAAAACCAAAAGATCTTTTATATGTTTGATAATTTATCCTTGTTTGTGCTTTTTGTTCATCTGATTGATTTTCAAACCTAATTTGATTACCATTTTCATCCACAACATCTTGAGATAAATCACTTAAAATATTGTTAGAAGCTCTTTTTGTTAAATTTTCTGTGCCGCCTTCTTTAAATGCTTCTTTTATGTATTCTGTTTCTTCTTTTATATAATAAACTTTAGTGTCTGTGCCTAATTGTTCATTTAAAACATCTAATATTTTTTCTGCATTTTGTGAATTTAACTCAAATTCTTCTGTTAATTTGTTTTTTATGTATGCTTGACCTAATATTACTTCTTTTTGTTCATCATTAGCTTCTTCATACACAAGCTTATCATTATCAATAAAATTATCAATAATATCTTGATTAACTTGTTGTTTCTTTAATCCTCCTAATAAATTATATTCTACATTTAATCTATTAATTGCATTACCACTTAACTGTTTATTAATAAAATTAAATTGATCTATAGTTTCTTGTTGAATTTTATTTTTTTCTGTAGCAACAAGAGGATCACTCGTTAATATTTTCTCTCTAATACCACTTTGTTTATCAAACTCTATTTTACTTTCATCTTTTATTTGTTTCTTTTCAGATAAACTAAGACTTGGATCATTAGCTGCTGCAGTAACTTCTCTTTGTATTTTACGCATTTTAATTGAAGCTTTGCCAAGGTCACTAATATCTTTAGAAGTTAATGTACCATTTCTAAGCTTTGCGTATATTTGATTTTTTATTTTTTTATTTTCTTGTACTATATCATCAATTAAAGATCTAGTACCTTTAGGTAATCTTGATATTTTTTTGTTTCCTATTAATTTATTAAGTTTTATTTCATTTTCAGCTAATTTTTTTGCTTGCTTTTTATCTGAAAATTCATTTACAACTATACTATTAACGAATGGTGCAGCATTTCTAATAGAAAAACCAGTACCAGGTAATAAAGACTGAAAAAATACTTCAGTAACATTTTCAAAATAGTCTTTATCTTCACCTAGTATTTGTATGTCTGCAAAGTTATTTGTAAGTTCTACAACTGATTCACCAGCAGGTTCTAATGTAAGTCCTTTGAATATCTCTCTTGAAGCTAATTTTATATCTTTTTTAGCTACTTGAGTTACACTTCTTTTAACACCAGCTAATAGTTTTAATGTTGTCAGTTTTTCAGTAGCAACTTCTATAAGACCAGCTATGCCTGCTGTAGCAAAAACTTGAAGATCTGATAAACCTAATATTCTAATATCTTCTTTTACTTGTGCATCTTGCTCTGGTGTGAGTACAGCCCCTGAGTCTAATAAGTCTTTCATATTAAACATTCTAGCCTCAGCTTTATCTCTTTGTATATGATAACTAGAAGCTACATCACCATAACCTATAGTAAAAAACAATGGTAAAGCAGCAGGACCTCCAACTGCAGCCATAGATAAAGAAGTGCCTGTATTTATAGCAGAGCTCATAAGCCACCTAGATAAATCCTTAGCATTAGATATTTTATCTACAGGTATTGTATATTGATAACCTTCTCCTTCTTGCCCTACTTCTTCAACTAATTCAACTAATGGTGTCATAGTTGACACAGGTAAAGTTATAGCATTAGCTCTTCTTGCTAAATCTGCAGCGCCATAAAGAGCCATTGCACCCATAGACTTAAACAAACTTTGTGTTTGTTCAATTCTACTATAATTTTTTTCAAAGTTACGTATAGCTAATGGTAGATAAAACTCACCTTTTTCTTTACTTGTAACAAGTTTCATCTCATCTATTTTTTCAATCTGAGTTAGATATGCTGATATTTCTTTATTTCTATCTCTAATTAAAGTTTCTAAGTTAAGTAATTGATCAGATGTGTATTTGCCTTGCTCAATTTGTTCTTTGTTTGTAAGTTTTGTTAAAAGACCTGGATAATCTTTTTCTATTCCAGCATCCATGTCTTCAATAAATTTTAATCTATCATTAGCATTTTGTGTTAAATTATCTATTTTTTTAACATAACTAGCTCTTTCTTTTAAGTAAGTATCTTCATGATCATAAAGTATAGCTAAAGTTTGTTTTCTCTGTAAATCAGATAAATCAGAAGCATATTCTGACACCCACTTTTCAGCATTTGAATTTATTATTTCATCTTTCTTTTTAGCTACTTGCTCTGATGTAAAATCAGGTAATGCTTTACCTTGACTATATAATTCATAATCTTTTCTTTGTTCAGGAGTAGCTTTATAAGTAAAATCACCTGCTTCAAATTGTTTGTAATATGTTTCTTGAGACTTTATGTCTTCAAGAAAATCTAATCTTTCATTTATTAATTGTTGTTTTACATCAGTATCGCTAGGTATGTGTTGTTGAAAATTAGTTATTATATCTTCAAGAATTTTAGGATTATCACTTTTAGCTTTATTTAAAAAATCTGGATCAGCATTAGCTCTTATAAAGTCATTTAATTTTTTAACTCTTTCTTCTGCAGAATCGCTACTGTTTACAGGTATTGTTATATTGTTTTCTTTATATTCTTTTATTTGATCACTTATTGATTGTGTAGTATAGTCAACATCTTCATTTAAAATGTTAACTTTAGATAAAGTAATAGCATCTATACTAGCACCAAATTCATTGAATGGAGTTGTAAAATCTTCTTTAACATTTAAACCTGTTATTGCTAGTTTTTTAGAAATAATTTTTCTTACATCCTCTTCCTTGCCTGTAATATCATCAACAGTTAAAAGATATTTAGAAACATCAAAAACTGGTTTTGGATCTTTAGAAACTATGTTGTTAAAATTTATCATATTATTCTTCTGTAGACATTTGTCTAAATCTATAAGCTAAATTATTTGGATCTGTGTCATCTTCACTAAGTACTTGTTCAAGTGTATAACTTCCTAAACCATAGCTAGGACCCATTATTTCAAACATTTCTGTTTCAGTATTATAACTAACATTATTATTTTGAGTTGAACCTAATATTTTTGACAAAGTATTTGCAACTTCATATATATAAGAATTATAGTCTTGAAGTTTTTTATCATCTATTTCAAGTTTTTTTCCTGTAGTAGGATCTATTTGCTCTTGTAAGATAGGACCTGTTATTTCAGACATTTCTTTTTCAGACATTTTAAATTTTAGTTTTCTTAAATCTTTTAAACCTTCTCTAGTATTAAAGTTTTTAAGTGCTTGACCTGTGAATTTTTCTTTTTTATCATCATCTTTAGGATCTGGATTTTTTGCTTTATATTCTGCTGTTCCAGCTTGAATATTAGAATCAATGCCTAACATCAACTCATCAGAAACCACACTTTTAAAGTATTTTATAGCTTCTTTTCTTTTATTTGGATCTGACAAATGAGTTCTCATCTCATTAAATTTATTCTTAAGTTGTGGATTTTTAGCTAAAATTGAATCATAATAACCTCCATTATTAATATCTAAATCATCAAACATAAAAGATAAAACTTCGCCATCATCTAAAGAATTTTCAATTTTATTTCTTCTTAATAATTTATCTTCTTCTTTTTCTAATGGATTTATTCCATAAGTTCTAACTTGTTTTCTAATATCTTCATTAATTTTTATAAAGTCATTAGCTTGTTCAGTAGCCTTTAAATTATAATTAGTATTAACAATAGCATTACCTCTTTCATCAATAGAAAAATTATTACGCATCATAGTATCGTATAAATTACTCATGCTACCAGGATCAGTGTAAAAATTAGAGTCAGATATATCACCGGCTTCGTAAGATTCTCTAGTTTTATTTTGTCTTTCTGTTGCAGATGCTAGGCTAGCTGCTGAGTTTCTAAGATCAGATAATATAACAGATTTTTCAAACTCTAAATCATTTCTTTGTTGCTGAGTTAATGACTTATTTTCTAGTTCGTAAAATATTTCAGAATATCTTTGCTTTTTACCAGTAGCAAACTCTCTATACATGTTTACTTGTTCTGCATTTAAAGCTTCAAAACTATAATCAACGTCGTTAACGTCTTTCATTTCTTCTTTATATCTAGCTCTTTGATCTTCATACAGCTCTTTTTCAGCTAGTTTTTCTGCATTTTTTTGCTGCTGTATCATGTTATATACTGAGCTAAAAGTCTGGCCAAAACCTTCTATAGCTTGCATCTTTTGCTGTTGTGCAATTAAATTAGTTTGTGCTAATTGTGCTGCTCCTTTTATTAATCCTTTGTCTGCTTTCATTTTTAATATTTTTTATTAGGACCTATATTTTTTATTAGTACCTATATTTAAATCGCCTAAACTAAATTGATTCATTAAATATTGACCTGTATTACCACCTTGCATAGCACCAAATGGATTAAAATTAGGTTCGTAAGCAGAACTCAATATGTTATTAGGGTTACCAGCATTTGCTTGATTAAAATTAAACTCACCAGAAGTTAAAGAACTAGCACCACCAGTCTCACCACCAGTAACACCACCAGCTACAGCTTCTCCTCCACTAAAAGCACCTGACAAACCCATACCTGCAACAGCTCCACCTAAATCAGCTATACCACCAATTATCTGTGCATCTGCTTGAGCTTCTTCAAGTCTTGCTCCTGCTAATCTTTGTTGAGACATACCTAATAATGTAGATGTTTTAGTATAATCCAATGATCTAGCTTGTGTTGCACCCGCTGCTTCTAGTTGTTGTAATCTTGCTGCTTGTTGTGATGCTAGAATTTGATTTTGTCTTTCTTGTTGACCTATAGAAGCTGAGGCACGTTGTGCAGCTATATTAGCTTGGCCCTGTGATGCTTGAGCTAAAGCTGCAATACCAGAACTACCTGCAGCACCTCTAAGAGTTGATAAAACGTTTGCTTGACTTTGCATTTGTTGCTGTTTCATGAACTCTGCTTGTTGTAGGTTTACTGTCATATCCTCCATTGTATTCTGCATGTTACCATACAAATTAGAAGTATCTAAACCTTCATAAGCTCTCATCCTTTTATTGTACTCATTTTGAGCCATTGATTTTTCTCTTTTTGCTTTGTTTTTAGCTATTATACCACCAGTTGTTTTAGCACCGGCAGCAACACCTAAACCTATACCTACAGCTATAAAACTCATATTTTTTTATTTTTTAATAATTTAAGATCTTCTTGAGTTATTAGTGGATCTGAAAAATCCTTAGCAATAACTTGCTCTTCTATTTTAGCAACATCAGTTTCAGTTGTTGCATGTACTGTTACAAACACACAATCAGTATGCGTATATATAATTCTTTTTGTTCCTGGTTTTGTTATACCATTATATGGAGCTTTGAGATGTTTAACACCATCTTCTGTCAATATTGACATTTCTCCTTGCATTAAAAAAAACGGATGTTCTTTTTTATGTATTTTAGTAACTAATAACTCATTAGCTGGATTAAATATTTCTCTAATATAACAACCATCAGCAAAGCTATGCTTAACAGGGTTGCGTTCGTGAAGTTTTTTATCATCCATCCATAAACCTTCATTAGTACCTTTTTCTTGTATTTCAGTTATTTTTTCTCTAAAAGTATTTCTTTTTCTAATTTCTTCACCTATTTCCCAAGCTTCATCAAAATTAAAACTATGCTTTATACCTAGCTCTTTTGTATATTTTATAAATTGTTCTTTTGATTGTTTTTTACTTAGTGGCTTTTCTTTTACTTGTTTGTTAATATCTTTTAATTTCATATAATTGTATTCAATAATATAGTTACACTTTTTAAAAACTATTTACTGTTTATAGAAACTTCTGAACCAACAGCATATAGCTCTACAGGTAAATAAGAGTTGTTTTTCATAACAACTTCAGCATAATAACCTTTTAATGAAGATAAATTTGCTTTATTATCTTTTGTAAAAAGCATAAAATTACTAGTTGTAGGTCTATCCTCCCACTCATTTATGCTGCATGTTATTGTATCTCTAGTTGCATTAATAGCCGTACAATTTCCAACAACTATAGGTGATCCAGCAACACCATTACCATCTATAATAGATTTATATACGGTATCACCTACTTGTATTGATGAATTTATTGTTTTACTAAATACTAAGTTAATTGAGTCTGCCATATTATTAAGGTTGTATTGGTAAGTATATTCTTGGCTCTACTGTTAAAGTTTGACCAGCTGCAGCTGTTTGAGCTAACTTTAAAGTAAATGAAAAAGTTGCTGAAGTAACATTTGGACTTGAGTTAGCTGTAGTTGCACTTGATGTTAATGCTACATACACATCACCACCTGTTCCAGTTGTTAAAGCAGCACCATCAGAAGATCTATGAAATCCTGTAGTACCAGTTCCTAGATATAATCTAATACCACTTATTGTATTACCATACCAATTACCAGTAACTGTACCAGTAAAACTTATATTAGTTGAATCATTTGTACCTACAGCTATTGATTTAGGATACATTACTAAACTAGAAATATAATAACTTGTATCAAATGTTTTTTGTATAAATATAAAGCTTGTTGTTGCACCACCACTTCCTGCATTTGTAGCCGCTTGTATTATATTATCTAAATCTAAATCTACAGGCAAGTTTTGATATCCATATCTAGCAACTGATATTAAACCTGTTAAAGTATATTTATTATTACCAGTTATAGCTTCACTTAAATTACTTATATTAAAATCCCAAGAATATGGTGCTGAAAAAACAAGTTCATCACCTGCTGTAACATAAGTGCTTGCACCACTACTTAAAGCTACACCATCAACAGCTAAAGTCACTTGAGATGTGGCTTTAACAGCAACAGTAATAACTTTATCAGAGTAACTAGATGTTATACTACTTGATGTAATAATAGAACCAACTTCAATAGCCTCTGGTAATGTATCAGAAAAAACTACATTACCATTAGATACAGAAGTAGCAAAAAGTGTTACTTCACTATATTTAAAATCATCTTCTGCACTTATATCTCTTTGGCTTGATAAAGTAGTAGTACCACCTATTTGTGCTACAACTTTAAAAGGTATTTGAGAATACACGGACCCAAAATCAGGTTCGCCATAAGCTTCGTACTGGCCATTATCTAAGAACTTAAGTTCACCTGTTGGTGCAGAGGTTGGTGTTTGATCTATAGTTAAAGTTGTACCACTTATACTTTTAACTCTAGTTTTTGCTAATATATTAGTACCAGTTACTAACATACCAACTTTTATTTCTGTGTTACCTGATGCAAGAGTTATTGTTTTAGAATTTGCAGCAGCACTACCTAATGCTGTTGAAACAGTAACTGTATCATCAAGATTTCTTACGTTTATATCAACATTTGGGTTTTGATTATCTTTTAAAGTTGAAACTGCATTTATATTTATAGTTGGTTTTTTATATTGCACAACTTCACATAAAGCAAAGTCGTTACTAGAATCTAAAACAGCATTACCTGAAAAAGTAGATGACAAATCTGCTGGCGCTACAGCTCTAATAAAATATCTATAATATTTTGTTGCAGTTACTGGATTATAACTTCTTGTTATAGAAAGTCTGCCAGTGTCAGGTAAAGTTATAGTATGTGATGTTGGTTGATATCCTCCAGCACCACTGTTTAAAGTTTCGTTATAAAATTCTTTAAAAGTTATTGTACCTGTTGGTGTAGTTACAGAAGAATTATTAGGTAGCGTTACGTGAACTGTAATAGCGTCAGTTGTAGGATCAACAACAACATAACTAACTTCTGTACCAGAAGGTATATTTGTACCAGTAACACCCATACCAGGCTGCACTGTACCAACATAAGTACTAAAAGTTGCGGTTGCTGTAGCTGCATCTTGAGTAAATGAAATACCTGTTCCTGATGCTTCATTTGAAAAAGTAAAAGTTGGATTTGTTTCAGTATCATAACCTGTTGAACCTTGTATTACCATTGTTCTAGTTTCACCTTCACTCAATACTGTTTTATTACCACTAACAAAAGAAGTTAGTATTGATTCACCAGGATTAAATACTTCAACAGCTTTAGCTGTAAATATTAACTTATCAAATTTAGGGTTGTTTATACCATATATATATTTAACTGTAAATGTTACAGAAGTTGATGTAAATGTTAATGTAGTACCATCTGGTATTGTTTTAGCAGATGAAAGTGTTAACGCATTAGAATTTATTGAAGAAACTCTACAGTCTTGACCTAAACCTACACCGGTAACTGCCATACCTGCAACTATACCTGAATGTCCAGCATCTAGCGTAACACTAGCACTATTACTTACAGCACCATCAACAGTTGCTGTAGTTGTTGCCCAAGTATCTGTTATAGTATAACCACTAATAGAACTGTCATCTTCTTCTTCTATAAAAGCAACTGGTTTTGTAAAAAAGAAATGATTGTTATTTGCAGCAAATGTTTTTGTAAATACAGTTTCTGGAACACTAGTGTATGTTATTGGATCTGTACTAGCGTCAGCAACAGTTTTCTTGTCATAAGTACCACTTCCAGAATAAGCAACATTATCACTAGATCCAGTTGTTGTATTTTCTTCAATAGTATCAAATGTTCCAGCTAAAGTATAAGTATTTGCTGTTGCTGCTCCAGTAATAGTTATTGTCATTGTATCATCTGAAGATGGCATTACACCACTAAAAGTTATAGTAGCTTTTACATTAATACCATCTTGAGCAAATGAAATACCACTAACTCCAGCGCCACTAACTCCTGAAGCACTACTAAAAGCAAAGTTTGAAGCAGTTAAAACGTATCCTGTTGTAGCATATATAATTAAATCTAAAGTTCCATATGTGCTATTTATATTTGCACCATTTGCTAAACCATTGATTATTTTAGTTGCTGATACATCTGTATTGTGATTTGATGTAGAATTAGCTAAAACTATAGTTAACTCAGCTTGAGTAGGACTTGATGCTCCTGTTATTGATGAAAAAGTGCCTAAACCTTGAACTGACAACTCTTTAGTATCTATATTAGATAATGAAGTTGCATCACCTGATATAGCACTACTCCACAAACCTTCTTTATTTTTAAATAACTTAACGCTACCACTTTGTGAGTTTGTTGTTATAGACTCAGCACTCCAACCAGAAACTGCTGTTTCAGTTAATTGTGATATTTGATTAGCATTATAACTATATCTTTGTAAATCAGAAAGTGGTGTTCCTGCCGATATAGTTATATTAGAACCTAATGCATTACCTGCAGCATCAACAGATATTGTACCAGAATATGTATATGCTTTAGAATCACTACCTTCATAGGAAATAGTTTTGTATTCTTTTATTAATGATGGTTGATCATTTATTAGTAAAGTAACAGATGAATCATGTGTTTTTACAAACTCTATATTAGTACTATTACTTATAGTTTGAGCTGATGAAAGTGTTATAGTAGTATTACTAGATCTATTAGGTATTGTTACTCCTCCAACAGTGGTAGTTGGTATAGATATATTAGTTACAGTAACATCACCAACAATACCAGTACCTAAAACAAAATCACCTATAGCAATGTTTTCTACTCCAGGTTGACTAGCTATAGATAAAGAAGTACCGTTTGATAAAGCAGAAGTAACTTTAGCTAAAGTTTGATAAAATGAGTTTCTTCTTTCATTGCTATGAGCATATAAATACCCATTTTTATAAGTAAAGTAAGTATTATTTAACGAAACTCCTGACTCAAGTAAAAATGATTTAAAACTAGTCCAACCATCTACTCTTTCATCAAAACAAAGTGTAACATTATTTAACGTAATATTGTATGATCCTTTTCTTTCATTATAAGATCCTATTATTGAAGTTGACAGTGGTAGATTATCATTAAAAAAGTCTGTCATACCTTTCATGGCTATATCTGTTAATCCATCTCTAGATAATCTTAAAATAGATCCTCTAGCCTTATCTGAAAAGTATATTCTATAAGCATGTGATACAAAAGACTCTGGATTTTTAGATATACCATATTGACCTGAATAAGGTATTGCTTGGCCTAAAACATTATTTGTAGAAGTTAAATTAGTATTACCATCAGCATTAAATAAAGCATCTTTGTTAGCTAGTATTTTTAAAACTTTATCTTCACAAAAAGCAATTAAATCAGTATCTCTAACATGTAACTTTTGTATACTGCCATACTCTGGATTTAAATCTTTTGTTATTTTTTCAGCTGCAATAAACTCATTTAATCTATTTATACCACCAGTAGAGTTAAATATACCAGAGTAAGTTATAGTATTTAGTTTTACATCTTGTTTATATTTTTCATTTAATACAGTTGAAACAATTGGGCCTTTATCTATTGTTACAGCATTAAAGTCATCTCTAATTCTGTTAGATTCAACTCCTTGTCCAAAGCTATAGCAGTTACACCAGTCAAGTTGATGATTTTGACCATATATTTGTCCATCAGATATTGTTATATTTTTTGTTCCACTAGAAATAGTGCCATTAGTTGTTAAAGTAAAACTATATATACCTTTTGGATCTGTAAAAGTTAAAATAGAACCAGAAGATATAGAACCAGTGGTATTTGTATCTAATACTATAATATCTTCTTCAGGTTTATAAACATCTACAACGGAGTTTGCGGCTATGCTTGTACCTGTAACTTTTAATCCAGTTTTTACTATAGGTATTGCGCTACCAACTTCATTGTATATATCTAGATCTATAGACTCTTTAGGCTCAACTTCAAATATAGCTGGATTATTAGATGATATGTCATTTTCTTCAAGAAAATCAGTTGAAACTAGTTTTCTTACTATGTGAATTTTTACTATTCTACAAGTGTCTGAAGTTTCATCTGTATCTTCAAAAACAAAACCATCATCATAACCTTTATTTTTGTTTGTAACATCATCAGTTACTTTTTCAAAGTCTACATAAAATTCTCTTCTTCTTCCTACGGTTCTTTTTCTTCTAGAATTTTTAGCTGATCTCCAACCAGTCTCAACTCTTGCACCCGTTATTTTATATATAGAACCAAGTAAACCTTTAGCGTTTTCAAACTGAATAAAGTTACCAACTTGTCTTAGCTCCTTAGACATAGGATCAGTTATGATATCTTCATATTTATTTTTTTTATCATGCTTTTCTCCTGGTAAATCTACTCCAGCTAAATAAAGTGTAAAATTTTTACTACCTAATTTAGGGTGATTATGTTCTCCCTTTTCATATGTACTCTTTGGATTTGTATCTGTCCAACAAAAATCAACATTTTTATCTTTATTTGGTTTAGAATTCCATATAGCTAAAGCTGAACCAACTATAAAAATACTACCTACACCTGTTGCTAAAGCTGCAGCTGCAGTACCTGTTACTAATGAGTTATTGTCGTTTTCAGGATTACTTAAAGCATCTTGTATTATATTAACATTTCTTATGCTTGAAAACTCAGTTTTTGCAGCTGGAAATGTATCTATAATGTTTTCATCAAAAACATTATTTCTATTTATTTTAACAAAAAATCTACCAAAAAATTGAGAGTCTATTTTTTTCTCTTTTTCTAATACTTCTATTTTAAATTCAACAACAGCATTTTGAGCTGTGTTAAGAAAATAAGAGCTTAGTATTGTTCCGTCTGTATTATATGAGGCAAATACATCTTTGTCACTATCCTTTATAGACGTTTTAAGTGTTACTTCATAAATTTCTAAACTACTTTCTTGTTTACCAGTTGGTCCACCTTTTTGTACTTTATATCTATTAGTAACACCAACAATATTACTTGATTGTAAAGTAGTTATTACTATTTCTGCGTTAGAAGAAAATGAATTATAAAAGCTTGGATTTTGAACATCTGTAGGACCTAAAAATTGAAAAGCAGATCCTTTAGCTATTGGTTCATTGGATAATGCACCAGCATCAAATCTACACTGAACATTTGCAGTTGCTTTAGATTTTAATTGTTGTGATATAAAATCTGGAACTTCACTTTTAATATCTAATATCTTATATCTATTAGGTAAATCTACAAAAGTACTTCTATCATGTTTTTTCTTTAGAATTAAATAGTTTTCTTCAGTAACCTTGTTTCTTTCAGATGATGGAAAAGATAACCATATATTACCATCTTCTGCCAAGTAATATCTGTCTAAAGCAATATTATAATATTCACTAGATGTTTCTTTTACAAAGTGCTTAAAATGTGTTGCAAAATCAGGTGCATTATTACTTAATTCACAACTTAAACTATTTACTTTATCAGAATATTTTTTAGGTATAGTAACAGCTGCTTCTTTTTTAGAAAAAACAGGTGTTTCTCTACTATATGCGTCTAAATAAACAACACCAACTTGATATGTTCTTTGTGATTTTATAGATTTTTCAGGTGTGCCAACTGTAGTAATATCAATTGAATTATGTGTTGTTTTTATATCAGGTAATCTATTGTTTTGTATATTATATCCTTGAGTATAATTACCATACAATAATCTATTAGAACTTATTTCTTGAGATTTAGCTTTTAATGGAACGTTATCAAATGGTCTTAGTATTTGGTTTGATTCTACAACATCACCAACTATTTCACTTTTTATTTCATATGGAAACTCTGTAGATAAATCTTCGGTTTTAATTCTATCTACAATATATACATTATTATTATTTGATTCTTTATATAATAAATCTACTTCAACAACGCCAACTGGTGGTGTTTCTAGAGTTTGTATTTCTATTTGTCTAGAAGTATTAGTCATACCAATATTAAAACCATCAGATGACTTATATTCAAAGTTTGAAGGTAAAAAAGCTATATTTGAAAAAGGTGAAAAAGTTGAATATTCACCATCTATATATTTCCATCTATATGCAAATCTTACAAACTTATCTTCAAACAATGGCTCATCTTCAAGTAATATAACTTCCCATGGAAGATTTGTACCAAAAGGTACTTCATCTGGTATTGATTGTATTTTAACAAAAGTTGTTAAAAAAGAATTATTACCTTTAGTTACTTCTACAAGTATTTCATAATTTGTATCACCTTCTATAGGATTACTATCAGTGTAAGATAATTTAAGTATATCACCAACTCTAAAATTTGGAGCTAGTGGAAAAACTAAAGATAACTCAAAACCATTAGCCCTTGAAACACCAGTATCTCCTTCAGCTGTTTTAAAGCTTGCACTATGAGATTTTACGGTTATAGGTTGATTACCTGTTCCTACACCTGTTCTTTTAGAAGAAGATAAATTTAATTCAGGTTTTATGTTAGGTGAAAGTTTTATTACAGTTATATCTTTTTCTGTAAAATTACTACCATTAGCTCCTAAGTATTTTGTTTGTACTTTAAATTGATCACTACCTACAGTGGTTCCTTCTTTAAATTTTTTTATATTTATTCTTTTAGGTTCTGTTTGATTATCTGTAAAAAATAACAAACCATCTATAACATTTATACCTGTTATTAAATAATCAGAACTAAAATTTAATATATTATTTACATCTACTAATATTGGTTGTATAACACTTGTAGTATCATCATACTCAACAACAGCACTACCATTTACAATAGCATTGCCAGCATCATTTAAAAATGAATAGTGTATAAACCAATAAATATTATCATTTTGAGTATCAACAAAAGAACCTATGCATGTTGGGTCTATTAAATCAAATAAATTAGAATCTGCAGACCACTCAGTTAATATTTTTGTATTTTCATCATATATTCTACCTCTTTTTAAAACAGTACCTAATACGTTTTGTATAGAACCAACGTCAGATCCCTCAGATGTAATTATTTCCACATTTTGAGCATCTCTATACTCTCCATTAGGCAATAATCTTTCATCTAGGTCTTTATTCATGCGACCTTTACGAAAATGATGCTTTAATTCTGGCATGTTTTAATGTTTAATTTGCTTTGATTTATTTCTCATTATCTGAGTTAATTCCTCAGCTTTAATATTAGATAGTCTAAGCTTTGCTTTTCTTACGGCTGCAAATCTTTCTTTTCTAAATCTATTTACTATATATTCTGGGGTTTTAGCTTTACTCGCTAGAACAGCGTAAGCCATATACTTGTACATTGCCTCTTCAGCAAATTTATGTACAACCATTTCTGCATCAGTACCCAAACCATCACTTATATATTTTAAAATAACTATTTTGTTAGCTATATTAGAACTAAAATATATAACACCTTTTAAATTATCTATAAAAAAAGATCCATTTGATTGAGCATGTTCTGGTGTAATACCATATCTTTTACCTGAAACGTGAACATTAGATACGTCTAATGTTTTTCTATCATTTTCTTGAGTAGTATAATCAGGTCCTTTAGAAAAGGTATTCCAAGTAGAGGAATTATAAGATGTTTGAAGCTTACCATCTACATCAAATAAATATTTGTATTCTGAATCTTGAAGTATACCAACTGGATTACTTGTAATTCTAGTTGGATATATTATATGTTCAATACCACCATCATCTGACCAGGTTAATTTAACATAATTAACGTAGTCTTGAGGCAATATAAAACTTAATGAAGCTGGTACTTCTATTTCTTGAGATTTAGTTGATTTTAAAGTATCATAACTTAACTCTTGTATACCTCTTTGTGCATGAAAAGCAATGTCAGCTTTTTTAACTCTTTCAATAATTTTATCTTCACCAACGTATGAAACTATAAAGTTATTTATTAAATCATCAATACTAATATATTGATAACTTCCATACTGCTCGTTACCAGCTACTTGCCTTACTATTATTTTAAGGTTTAATTTTGGTGCTCCGTCTGACTCTTGAATTAATGAATTTACGTTTGTATTAGTAAACGTTAAATTTGGACTAGAATAAGTATAATTATTATTACTTACTATTTTTTCATTTATAAATACTTCAAACTCAGATTCAGCTGAAGGTAATGGACTTATACTATTAGCACTTATTTGAAAAACTTTTGTTGATCCATCGCCTAAAAAATTTTGTGCTTGATTATAGTAAGATTCTTGAGTTGTTGTTCCTAGTAGTCCCATTTGTTACGCTTTTTCTTGTTGAATATTTTTAACTTCTTCTTGAGATGATATTTGATACAAGCTAGGATCTTTTATTATAATACCAGCAATAGCTAATATTTTAATAACAAGAACAGTTTCTTCTGAAGCGTGTAATTCAAAATTAACAGCTGTGTTGGAATTATATAGTGTTTCTCCGTTTATTATAGTATAACCCCAAGAAACATCAGCTGGTTTTTTAATATAATTATAAGTTACAGCTGAAGTTATTGTACTTGGAAAAATTTCTATTTTATTTCCTGAATCTGTTTTTCTTGTAAATACGGGTCTTTTAGCTACTGGAGTAGAGAGTGGTGATAATTGATATTGTATTAAGTTTCTTTTACTTACTTCTTCAACTTCATAGTCTACACTTGATATAGTATGATAAACATTACCTAACTGATATAAGTCTGTACTAAGAGTAAAAACATTATTACTTGAAGCAATTGGAGTTTGTTTGAATAATTCAAATATAGACATTTTTTCTTCAAGAAAAGCAACTGAATCTGAATATTCTAAATCATATTTAGGTTGTCTTTTAAATTGACCTAAATCAAAAAAATATTGATTAAAAATATCTAATTGAGCTTGATTAGCCATCAAATTAAACTCAAGAGGTGTTATATATCCTCTTTGTTCTTTATTTGATATAGCCAACACTCTTTGATACACTGTATCTATATTTATTGCCATAATATTTTGTTTTGTAGTAGTTAAGCCACCAAGTTGATGGCCTAACATCTACATGGAACTTAATCCTTTAATCGTTTTTCAATATTAGAGTATATTTCCATACCCTCATCTGTTTTAAAGAAAGC